GAAGCTGGTGAAGAAGGCCGGCAAGCACGGGTGCACCGTCACCCGCCTGGGCAATGGGCACTGGTTGATCCTCACCCCTTCGGGGCAGCGGATCACTGCGCCCTTCAGCCCGTCACGACCCGGTGCATACCGGGACACCGTCCGCGATCTACGAAGAGCAGGAGTCAAGCTGTGAGCGAACCATTCTCAGCGAGCAGAGCAAGCCGGCACATGGAGTGCCACGCCTCAGCTCACCTCGAGCTGGCCATCCCGAACTGGTCACCACCTGTGGTGGACCACAAGGCTGGGGCCAAGGGCAAGGGCACCCACATGCACGAGATCCTCGAGCCACTGTGGGAGCTGAGCGCATCAGACATGCGCTACGTGGTGAAGGTGATCGAGTACATCGCCAGCCTTCGCGCGACGCGCAGGTTCAACGTGCTGGTCGAGCCGCAGATCACCGCCGACTGGCTGCCGTCCAAGCCCGGCACCACCTCGGACCTCGTGCTCTACGTGCAGGACGAGATCCACGTCATCGACTTCAAGTGGGGGAGGATCCCCGTCGAGGTCGTTGGCAACAAGCAGGTGCTCTACTACGCACGGTCCTTCGCACACCTGGCTCCTCGAGCCAAGGGTGTGACGGGCCACATCGTGCAGCCGTACGCCGACATCTTCGAGTCCTGGTTCATGGACACCAACGAGCTGTATGCCTTCGAGCAGGCAGCCATTGCGACAGACGTGGCGATCACCGCGGGCGACGTGACCTTCGGTCCGTCGGACCACTGCACCTTCTGCCCTGCGTACCCTCACTCGAGGAGCGACAAGGGCAAGCCGCTGTGCCCGGCGACGATGGCACTGTTGTACCCACCGATCGTCGACACCGACGAGATCCTCAACGGATAGTCCCGAGCGAGGGACAGAAAGCAGGACCGCATGAGAAACGACTGGCTGGTTGGTCTCGACTTCGAGACCTACTGCGCGCTCGACCTGAAGGAGGTCGGGCTCGCCCGCTACGTGGCGCACCCGACGTTCACCGTCACGCTGGCATCCGTCGCCACCCACACGGGGACGACGACCATCGAGTTCCCGGACACCCCCAGTGACCGGGCATACCTGAAGGATCTGCTGCAGGGCATGGTGGTCTGCGCACACAACGCCGGCTTCGAGGACGCAGTGCTCGGGTGGCTGGGCATCAAGAACGTCGAGCTGGTGGACTCTGCTGTCGTGGCTGCAGTGGCTGGTGCCGATCGGCACCTGGCCGGCGCAGCCAAGCAGCTGATGATCACCGGCAAGCTGGACGAGGACAGGTCGCTGATCAACCTGTTCGCCAAGAAGCAGAAGGACCAGGTCGACGACGAGTTCGACATGGACCTGATCCGCAACAACCGGATCAAGTGGGAGGCCTACAAGGCGTACTGCGAGCGTGACGCCGAGCTCAGTCGTGGCATCGTCATCGACTGGGGCCAGGGTCAGGGCCCGTTCCAGAGGGAGATGAAGTACGCCGGCATCACCCTGGCGATGAACAAGGCAGGGTGGCCGGTCGACGTCGCCTCGGTCGAGGCGATGCGCGATCGGTACCAGCGCAACCTCGAGCAGCTGCAGCACGACTTCGCCCTCAGCGTGGACTCAGGTCTGAACCTGGCCAGCCACGCGCAGCTGAAGAAGTGGTGCCTCGAGCGAGGCATCCGTTCCAACTCGTTCGACAAGCAGAACGTCGAGCGGCTGATCTCACGGTTGGTGAAGCTGCAGCAGACGCACTCGCAGGGCCTGACCAAGGAGTATGCGGAGGTGCTCGAGATGCTGCTTGTGAAGCAGGAGCTCGGTGGTTCCAGCTTGAAGAAGCTGGAGACCATCCTCGCCACGCAGCACGAGGGCAGGGTGTACGACCAGTACGTCCACGCTGGTGCACCGCAGTCGCTGCGCACCAGCGGCCGCAGCATCCAGATGCAGAACCTGCCGCGGCTGGTGAACAAGCGCTACATGGCAGACCTGCACTATCGGGGAAGCGTGTGGTCCAACGACGACCTGGCGGGCAACATCCGCCAGCTGTTCACCGCCTCGCAGGGGGACGGGCAGCTGATCGTCGCGGACTTCGCCTCGATCGAGTCGCGTGCCCTGGCGTACCAGGCTGGCGAGGAGTGGAAGATCGACGCCTACGCCCGGGGCGACGATCTGTACAAGGCGCAGGCCATGAAGATCTTCAGGCTCCCAAGCATCGACGCAGTGGACAAGGGGCAGCGCACCACCGGCAAGGTGGGCGAGCTGTCCTGCGGCTACGGCGCCGGGCCCGTGGCGGTCAAGGACTTCGCTGCCAAGATGCACGTCGAGATGTCCGAGACCGAGGCGGCTGCCCTGGTCCGGGACTGGCGTGACGTCTGCCCCAAGACGGTGGACTACTGGGATCGGCTGGGCACCGCGCTGTTCGAGGCGGTCCGCACCAACAGGCGGCGCTCCGTCACCGCTGCGTACGGTATGGGGATCATCTTCGTACCCAGCCGGACACCAGCTTCGCTGGTCGAGCAGGCACCGGACGTGCAGTCGTTCCGCATGGAGATGTGGAAGGACGGCAACCTGTTGCTGAGCCGTGTGTTCCACGGCTGCTACCTGCGTGGTCGCAACATCGGGTACCACAAGCCGAGCACACTCAAGGGTGGCCGGCCGTGGAAGAAGACGTTCGTCAACCCGAAGACCAAGAGGCAGCAGTACTACGAGCTCTACGGTGGGAAGCTGGCAGGCATCCTGACGCAGTCGATGTGCCGAGAGATCTTCTTCGAGGCACTCGAGGAGCTGAGCAGGGTGCTCCACCAGTGGGACAACGTCACCATCATCGGTCAGTTCCATGACGAGGTGGTGGTCGACTGGGTTCCTGGTCGTGCCAGCCTGATCCAGGTCATGGAGGCGATGCGGAGCACGATGTCCCGGTCACGCACGCACCCCAAGCTGCCGATGGGTGTCGAGGTCAACCACGACTACCGCTACACCAAGTAACGAGCACGGGGACCAGGCCGCATCAGCCTGGTCCCCGTGTCCACCATCCGTCCACCGAAAGGAGTGGCACCAATGTACAACCCAATCGTGATCGGGGTCGACCCCGGTCTCGTACACACCGGCATCGTGATGCTGGAGTTCGAGCTCGAGCTACGTCAGCTCACCATCGACCACCGTGTGGTCGACGGGCTGGACGCTGCTGCAGCGTTCGACGCCGTCAAGGCCATGACGGGCAAGGACAAGTTCGCCACGCTCGACACGTTCATCGAGAAGTACACCCCGCGGTCCGGCTTCCAGCAGGACGAGCGGATGGTCCAGGCCAACGAGACCTTCCGCTCCACACTGGGCGGAAAGCTGTTGCGCAACACCGGAGTCACGAAGGTCGTGACCACGGAGCTGATGCAGCTGCTGCACATCTGGTCCTTCGGAACCACGACGCACCACCAGGACCTGCGCTCGGCCGGCCGCATCGCGGTGCTCGGCATGATGCAGGACCCTGCACTCAACGAGGTGCTGTACACCTACTGCACCGATCCCACCAATGGAAGGAACTGGAATGTCCGAGTCAACTGAGAAGACCGAGATCGTCAACGAGGTCATCGAGGGCCGCCGCAGTGTCTACGGCAACCCGACCGACACGTTCGCCCGCATGGCCCAGATGGTCAGCGGTCTGCTGGGGTTCGAGGTTCACGCCTGGCAGATCCCGATGATCATGATCATCACCAAGCTGGTCCGCACGAACCAGTGCCCGACGTACTCCGACAACAGCGACGACATCGAGGGCTACCTCGCCATCTTCCGTGAGCTGATCGGGGACGACATGGTCCACGCGCGCAGCGTGGACGAGTACCTCGCCGTGCTGGCGGTGCGTGATGCCTGACACCCGAGTGGCGGACGCCTACCTGCAGATCGAGGGCATTGCCCCGGGCAACAGGTACGACTGGGGCGACAAGGCCACGGTGCGCGGTGTCACCAACACCAGGCCCACGGTCATCAAGTTCGGCTGCATCGTCGTGAAGGTGCAGCTGCGCATCCCCGTTCAGGCGTGGGAGGCGTTCGAGGCCGAGGCCGTGATCGACGTGCCGGCCGACCTGGTCCAGCGACCCATCGCCGTGACGGCGGTGGACGCCAATGACTGAGGTCGCTACGACCTACGCCTTCGAGGCCGTCGTCCCGCTGCACGACTACCAGCGTGCCAGCGTGGCCAGGGCCGAGCTGATGGGCCAGACGCACAAGCAGCCACGGCAGTGCCTGTACTACAAGACGGGCGCCGGCAAGACCCGCACGGCCCTGGCCTGCGTCAAGGTCATGGG